GCTTATACAGATACATTAAGTTCGGGCGTTGCATTAGACTCAACTGGTTATATTACATACATTTTTGGTAAGCCTACACAATTCAATATAACAAAAGAAGAATACTTACAAATCTTAAATGGTGAGACATTTGACTGGTAAGCTACTGCAAGTACAGTTGCAGGATTGAGTTCACTTGCTGAACTTGGCGGTGCTGGTATGATTGTGTTCAACAAAGCACAAACTACAATCGATAACAAATATCGCGGTCACTACGTAGGTATTTCAGATAACACCAACATCAACCCAGCAAGTGCGTTTGATGCTATCAAGTATGTCCAAACTATAACAGAAGCTGCATCAACTACGGGACTCAGCAGCTATACAACAGTACCAAGCACAAGATTGAAATTTGCACTCTCTGCTACTGATTCTGACGGTACTAATCCAGCAGCCAATTCTATCTCTGAAGTGATGGAATCAGGCATTGTTGAGTACGACATTGCGGCAAGAGCGTTTGACGATACATTAAACATTGGTTTGTTCAGACTCCGTCAATCTACATTCTTGACAGATGCAACAACGTTGGACTACAACCTCGATGAAGGGTACAACGCTGCCATCGGTTACAGTAGACAAATTTATAATCAACAAGGTGGTAAACCTGTTAACTTCTTCATTGAACCAGTTATTAATGAGAAATCACCGAACTTGCATGTATTTGTTAACCCATATATCTCAAAACAACTTTCAAAAGTTGTTCTCAATGATGATGGTACACCAAGAAATAAAGTACGCGTCTACACCGATCAACTTGTAGATAATCTCACAAGTGGTGATATATCTGTAACGACGGCAGGTACAACAGCTGCAGCACTTACAGCAGCTATGGACGACAATGATTTGAGTAAAGCTGACAGTTTGTTCCCACTAGGTGCTTACAGTGAAAGCTATACATCAGACGTTGAAACAAAGAACACAGGTACATTACCTAGCAAAATTGAGCGTTCATTGAACCTCGTTCGTAACGATGAATTATACGATCTTGATATTATTCCTGAAGCAGGTTTAGGAACAGTTTGGGTTGGCTTAAGTGGTGCCGAGGGCTTTTATTTCGATGACCAAACTACGCCAAGTATCTCAGCATTGAGAACATCAAATCCGGTTCTTAGTGATACACAAGCAAGAGATAATTATATGGCCGTGTATAACAAGTTCATGGCACTTGCTAATCCACCACAAGAAGGTGGTAGAGGTGATTTGATCTTCGTTGCTGATCCAATTAGACAGATCCTTGTAACAGGAACAAACAATAAGGTGATCAACAATCCAAATAAAGTATTCACAATTGATCTTTACTGGGCATTGAGACACCAGTTTGAAAGTGCTGAAACATCATATGCTACAGTTCCAGCAAACTGGGTACGAGTATTTGATGACTTCTCATCACAGAATGTTTGGGTACCGGGTTCCGGTTTCGTTTCAGCTATCATGGCTTCTACAGATGCTAGTATCGGTCCATGGTCAGCTCCTGCAGGCTTCAATAGGGGTCAACTTAGAGGCGTTGTAGATATCGCATTTAGTCCAAACCAAAGACAACGTGATGATCTCTACAAAATCAACTTAAACCCAATCGCGCAATTCCAAGGACAAGGAATCACATTATTCGGTCAAAAGACGTTGAGCAGAAAGCCAAGTGCATTCGACAGAGTCAACGTTCGTAGATTGTTCTTGTTCTTAGAGAAGAGCACGAAGAAGGTTATGCAGTTCTTCGTATTCGAACCAAATAGCGTATTTACAAGATCAAGAGTAGTTAATACATTGACCCCGGTATTTGAACGAGTAAAAGCAGCTGATGGTCTATACGATTACTTGATTATTTGTGACGAGAGAAATAATACACCAACAGTTATCGACAATAACGAACTCGTCGTTGATATTTACCTCAAGCCTACAAGAACAGCTGAATTTATCATCGTGAACTTCATTGCAAGCCGCACCGATACGAATTTTGAAGAGCTTGTAAGCTAATCACGATTCTCGATCGTATTAAACAAAGAACCCGACTAGTTATAGACGGGTTCTTTGTTGATCTTAAAGACCAAGCGAATCGATCTTGGTATAGTACTTCGGATCCTCTACAAGGTGCTGTTTAGCTATCATCTCTGCTAATTTGGGATCACTTGTATGCTCATGTTCTACTTCAATACCTCTCTTAAGCTCTTCAAGATCGTAATCAATACTATTATCCACATCTTTGAAGAAGTCCTTGAAGTTCAGTTTTGACTTTTTACCTTGTTGGGGTTGTTCTTCATCTTCAGCATTAGCATAGAGAGCTTTCATATACTTCTTTGCTTTAAATGGAGAATCTGAGCATCCTACTTTTGCTCCACCTTTCTTGTAGACGCATTTTCCTTTTCTTTCATATGGCATCGGCTAATCTCCCTCCAAGTTTTAGATCTTCCTCCAAAATATTATGATTGTCTCGCATCTTCAGTATTTACATATTCAAACATAAATATTAGTATGGCAGTTGATCAGAATATTCAAAAGTTTTATAGATCTGCGATTGACAGAGACTTTGCACGTGACTTTCTATTCAGAGTAACACAACTTCAACTACAGGGTGTTGAACCTCTTGTAGATGATGACCTTGTTTACCTAAAGACATCGAGAGTACCAGGAAGAAGCATTACAAACGTATCAACACCGTACATGGGACTTCCATTCAACATTCCTGGTAATGCAACTTATCCTGGATCTGATGCATTCAACGTTGCATTCTATTTGGATGCTGATAGTAGATTGAGAAACTATTTGGAACGCGCGTCTAGAGAGCTTTTCAACGACCTTACATCAACTGGTAACTATACTACACCTGGTATTGAGAACTACATTGAACTCCAACAACTCGATAAAGAACTTGAACCAATTGCAGGTGGTAGGTACAAACTCATTGGTGCATCTTTAAGAGAAGTACAACCGGTAGAATATAACATCGCTGAAGGTACTGGTCAGTGGGTTGAAATTGCTTCTACTATTGCTTATCACTTCTACACGGTTACTGCATAAGTAATTGTATGAGTGTAAATGGTGCGACAATCAAGCGAGTTGAATTTTTAACATCTCGCTGGGATTATGATATACCGCATAAGTTCATTTGGGCTGTCGACATTTACGGAGTAGACAAACCTCAAATCGATACTGTATTAAACCAATTCGAAAGACGCAATGTTGAGAATTGGCCTGTGCGTAATGAGATTACTCTTGAGAATATTCGCAATCAACTTGGTTTTATTGGTCTAGCACAAGCTATTCAATACCCAACAGAGGGATTTAATATTAGCACTGCAGATATCAACAATAGAGGTGGTTTTATTCCCGGTCTTGCTGCACAACCGAGATACTCATACGATACAGGTAACAAAATTGATATTACATTCCTCGAGACTAACACTGACATTATTGACTACTTTATCAAACCTTGGACAATTGCTGCCTCACACAAAGGTCTAATTGAAGATGGTGTTGCTGAAACAAACATCAAAGCTACAATTGAAGCATACTTATATGCACGTGCTGAGTACAGAAATTCTGTACCTACCCTACGTAAACACATCACATTTTATAAATGTGTGCCATTCGTATCACAAGCTGACGAAATGAGTTATGGTGATCTGGGGTACAATGACATTGCACGCCCTGTATCCTTTGTGTTCCAGAGATACGTCATAAATAGTTTGAATGCTCCACGACCATTTACAGCTCCTCCAGCAATCGAAGTGTTGCAAGACAAAAAGTGAATTTAGCACTGTTTTCGAGCTTCCGAGCGGCTATAGAACCCGTGTTCGAGAAATGAACAATAGGGATTATCTCACCATTTGTAAGTATTGTGAGAACCAAGATTTTGGTGGATTCATAACCATAATTGAATACCTGATTCCTGAATTTAATGATCTAAACATTGTAGACAAAGCATATGCTCTTATTCTCTATCGTTCACTTTTCCTCGGTCCTGAGATACAAGTCATGAATGATGATAAATCTCCTGTCACAATCGATTTAAACACGGTCCTAGAGAATATTGCAGAGGTGGAATGTAAACAATGGGAGCTAGAACATGAAGGGTTTAAAATCATTTTAGGACCTCTCAAATCATTTGTATCATCAGGAGATATTTACGATTGTATCAAGACAATTGAGTACAATAATAAAACAGTCAAAGGTAATGAGATCAACGAAGTATTAGAATTCTTACCTGTTGAAGTGTACACATTCATTAACCAAAAAATCTTAGATTTCTACCGATATTATAACATGGTGGAAATTATTTCCGAGGCACCAAAAGCCAAGTTGCGAGCATTACAACTAAACTTAAATGATAACTCTTTCTGCGAGTTCATCTTATCATTATACAAAACTGATCTCGATTCACTATTTCATGAAATTTATATTTTTGCACAACATTTCAAGAACATCGATTATTTTAAACTTGCACCCCTTGATTCAAAAATTCTTGTAAGTATACTTCATAAAGAAACATCTGAGGCCAAGAAAGCCCAAGAACAGTCAAATGATTACCAGAATCCACTTACACCACAATTATGAGTAACGTAACCGATTTCCTAAAACAGATTGACGAAAAAGTCGATAATAATGTAGAGGTTTTAGTTCCTTCTATGGATGGGAGCGCATCTTGGATATTTAAACAAATCACTGTCACACAACAAAAAAAGATCATAAAAAACACTTTAGAAGGAATTCAAGGTAATATCAGATTACCAAGGGTATACAATAGCATTCTCCGGGAAAACAACCCAAATGGTCACACCCTCTTAATTGCAGACAGAAATGCTGTCTTAGTACAATTAAGAATCGCATCTGTCGGTCATGGTGTGCTTGATGAAGAAGGGAACGAAACAGAACTTGATGAAGAATATATCAAACAATGTATTGAATCGCCCCTCGTTGTTGGAAACAAATTTGAATACAAAGGAATCGTCGTTCATTTGATGACACCTACAATTGAAAAAGATGACACATTTTTCAAATTGTTAGAAGATCGTCAATTTAACACAGCGGGTGACCTTGTCAATGAACTCTATGTTACTGAAGCTGCTAAGTTCCTTGTAAAAGTAGAATTCAATGAGATTGAAATTGAACCAAATCCAAAAGAAAGTATCGAGCTCATTAACAAGCTACCACTAACGTTGAATAACATGATTCTTAGTTTTGTCAAAAGCATTAAAGATTATGACAACAAATTCTTGGTTGCTATGAATGGTGCACAACTTACGTTAAACGCTAAGTTCTTCAATACTCCTGATTAGTTCGTCTTTGTCTATATCGATACTTACCAAATAAGTATTGATATATGGCAGATCTTGATACACTGCTTGAACTTCTCTTACGTATTGAGAGTGTACTCGACAAAAGCGAGGAGAGAGGAATTCCTAATCAAATACCAGAAGGTATTAATCCCGCCCCTCTAGGTTCTACCTTTGATAAGCGGTTTATCCCGCCCACTCTATCTACTGCTGAAAAGAAAAGGGTAACTGAGATTGCAGAAATCTTCCATAACGTTCTTTTACCCAAGGACGAAGCAAAAGAAGCTAAAAGACCGGGAATAATTTCACAAAGAGAGAGTTCAGAGCAGTTACTTAATTTATTCACCCAACGAGATATTAGAGCTAAAGATGGTGGTATCGGTGGCGGTATCATGAGTATTGCTGCCTCTCTTTTAGGTGGTATCGGTGGCACAGGAGCAGCTGCAGCTATTGCATCATCTGCATTACCTATTCTCGCTGGTTTTGTTGGTGCTGGTATTCTTGCTATTGCTGGTGGTTTTACCTTCCAACTTATTATGGAAGGTCTCAAGAAAGCTAAAGACATTGATTGGGATGCAGTTGGTAGAGCAGGTGACACCCTCATTAAAGGAATTGGTGGACTTGTAGGTGTGCTTCAAACGTTCATCGGCTTTTTGATCGATAAAGGTCTCGATGTCATCGATAAAATGTTTGACATCTGGAGAAAGAACATCGAACAAATTGCTATATCGATTGGAACTTTAGGTAAAAGTTTTAAAGAATATAAAGACGTCGACTGGCAAGACATTGGTAAGGGAATGGCAACTCTCTTTAGTGCACTCCTTACTGTCACATTATTTGGCCCTTCAATTGCAGTACTTGGTACAATTGGCGCATTTATTTCAATCCTCAGTGGTGTAGGTCTTAATCTAATCGGTAACGGTCTCAAACTATTTGCAATAGGTTTGGAAGATATGCTTTCTACCATTGACAAATATGCAAACGTCGATGTTAAAGAATTTAGTAAAGGTCTACATTTACTATTCACAACAATGGTTGCATTAGCAGCTATGGGGGTTACTGCACCTATTAATGCTATTGGTGCAGTCATTGCACAAATTGGTGGTTGGGGACTTGAGGGTCTTGGTGATGGTATGATCGCTATAGGAAAAGCTTTTCATCCTATTGCAGATGGTCTAGAACGGTTACAAGACCTCGATGCAGAACAACTTAAGAACATCGGCTTCTCTTTGGGATCTATTGCTGATGGTTTGTTCAAATACGGTACAAGCACACTCCTATCAAGTATAGCAATAGGACTAGCAGAGCTCTTTGGTGGAACTGGTATTGATGGTCTCATCAGATTTACAAATAGTGGACGCGACTTAAGTATAGCTGCGGGTGCGTTAATGAGAATGAATAATTCGCTCAATGCTCTTAGACACACAGGATTAAGAGATATCGCTAAAGACCTTGAAAAAATCAACAAATCTGTCAATAAACTTGATATTGGTAAGCTTGAAAAACTTTCTGGTATGAGAGTCAACATGCACGACATCGCTACAGAACAATTACATAGGTACCTTGTAACTGGTAAGAGTAATGCCGAGTCGGGTAATGGTTTGATCAGCTTAACAAAGGACATTCTTGAAGAAAACCGTAAACAAGTACGTACTCTCCAAGACATCAAAATAGTAATAAGTAATTTAAGAACAAATGATAATACGCGAGGCTTTTTCGATGCTGAACCTCCTACTGCTCCAGACAGAGGTAGTATCAATCCGAGAAACGGACTTTTCGGGGCAGGTATGACAATCACACAATAACATGGCACTTTCCAAACTAGTTGAATACAAAGGCAGCGGTGTTTTAGGTAACATCCTCCGACAAACCGTAACAGGTAACAACAATACATCTGTGAACTGGCAAGATATCAACCGCAACGTAGCTCTTATCCCTGCTGGTTCTGGTGTAATTGATGTTGTAAATGAGTTTGATTGGAATGCAAACAACATTGCAAATGCATATCCAAAAGTACCAAAAATCTTCTTAACAGAACGAGAGCAAATTGAAAGCTCTATCATTTCTGCATACTTTTACTATACAACAAACATCTTCCGTATTATCAACAACGTTACTACCACAACAAACGGTAATACAACAAGTGTTGCTGGTGAGATCGTCGATAAAGTTCGTGAATACACACTCAAGATCGCAAGATCGTGGACAACAGGATTCGATTCACTATTCGGAACAAACACGACAAACGGACTATTTAGTGGTGGCAGTAAAAGCATCAATAAATTCGTTAATTTCATTCAAGGTGTACAGTCACAAATTACGTCATTAGCAGATAATGATAGGGCAATCTTGGGTGATTATCTAAAATCATATCTTGGTATTTACCTTACAAGAGAAACAGGGTTTGTATATATACTCCCTTACTTTAATGATAGGTTCCAAAATGCACAGAACGCATGGGCTACACTTGACAGAGGTATGCCACTTCAAGACATTATAGACGCAGGCGCAAATGCGATATTACCATTTTTCAAACCCGGCGTATATATCGAGCGTCCTAAATACTTTCAATTCCAAGGAAATGAAGGTGATAGTGTGACAGTACAATTCCCGCTGCTAAATACAGTCACACCTGAAGCATACAAGAAGAACTATGAATTCTTATGGCTCCTTGCTTTTCAGAACAAGTATTATAGAGAAAGCTTCGCTTCTGTACGACCTGCTAAAATTTACACAATGCAAATCCCGGGTGTTAAATACTTTCCATACTCATACATCAGTAGATTGGAAGTTGATTTTGTAGGCACAAGAAGATTGCTCACTGTAGAAACACCTAAAGGTGACGTTGAAGCACCGGTACCAGATGCATATATGATAACAATGACGGTACAATCACTTCTTAGTGATACTGCTAACTCACTTCTTGCAGATCAATTTTATCAACAAGTTAAAACATCGATAGTATAATGGACGGTATATTTCAGAGAGATATTGCAGAACTTCCATCGTTGGATAAGAACAGGTACGAAACATTGTTCAGAGTCTACACCGCTGAAGATACACCTAAAAACTTCTATTACTACAACATCACGAAAAGTATTAAAATTGATCCTGATCAAATTGATGAATCTTTTGTAATTGAGTATACAATAACAAAAGATACACCGTGGACAACACTGTCTTTTGAACTATATGGTACCTTATTCTTATGGTGGTTAATCAAGATCCTGAATCCAGATTCTGACACCTTTTTAGTAAAAGCGGAAACAAAAATCAAAGTTATCAGACCAGAATACCTTGAATCTGTTCTTGATGAAATCCAATCACAAATCGGTATCTAATGTCTACAACCACACAAATCTACAATCAAACAATAACGTTTGATGCATCATTTGTTAACGCTGATGTAGAAAACGACCCTAAATACCTCCCTCTAGCATATAGTGCTTTTGAGCGCGTAGAATTAGTAGACACCATTACAGATAGTTCATTATCAGGAACTGCTATACTTGATAACTTTAATGATTCTCTAAACAGTAGTCCAACATTCGAATTTGCTAAGACATACAACAATCTCTTCAACTTCAATGTCGAACAAGTTGTCAATGTAGACAACTCAATGAAGTTTTATAACACGTTTATTATTGACGACATTTACACTCTCCCTCAAGGGGAAATTGTTAACAAGCTCGTCATATCTTTTTACGATGTATTCTTTGGTACCCTCAAGAATAAACAAATCAACGATGTTGCACAAGTACCTCGTTACAAAAAAGGTAAAGTGTCAGACATCATGAGAAACATCCTTGATGACTATACTCGAGGGAGTAGAGAGTACGATGTTTGGACAGATACAACAGATGAAGTAAGTCTACAGATTGACCCTACACACTCTATTGAAGACATCTACAACATGGCATATCATTTGAACTACACATCTGCAACAGGTGCGTATCAAGATGCTATATTTAATCTTAATCGTGATAATGGTGATGTATTCAATAGACTAGATATAGCTAGTGCTCTCGAACCAATTAATAAGAGGTTTCTCGACCTATATAGTAAACTTCAAGGTCAGAGTGTTCTCCTACTTAGTGATTCTGTACTTGAAGGTATTACAGAAACAGGAGCTAAACCAGAAGATCAAAAAGCTGGTATGATTAAGGGATTCAGCGAAGCTGATGAAGTTCAAATTACGCACCCTAATCCAGGTGTTATTAGAGACCTATATAGAAACATTATCGTCGAAAATAATGATCCAAGCGCTGTAACAAGACTTGTCGAGCTCCCCATTCTTGAATCATTAGCAAATTTTGAGCGTTTGTTCTGTAATAATCCTAACTACCGTCTCGATATCCCTACAGACTCAAGATTATTACAAAATGAAATTAAGAGTAGTAATGCTATCAAAATATCAGCTGAATACCCTGAACTTGAACCCGGCTTAACACAGGCCAAAATGTATAATACCATCTTATTCAACAGTAAAATGATTACATTCAAGGTAAAAGGTCAAATATACAGACAACCTGGGTATTTTATCTACTTCCAACCCCGTCGCGACGAGTCTCAAATTATTACTAGAGATGACCACTATAATAGCTTAGTAGGGTTCTGGTACATTATTGAAGTTAGACATATCTTTGAGGGTAATGCATACGACAATATTATCACTTGTGTGAACCCATTTGTCCGAAATAATTAATAGTAGATGCTCATCTACTCACATAGTACGCCTGAAAAGCTTGCTCCAGTTGCATACAACAAGGAATTCATAACAAACAATACCGATTTTTGCGGACTCGTTGATGATGGCGATATCGGTATTGATGTAGAAATAGCAATTCAGTACAAAGCAGCTCTTACAGGTGACCCTGATGCAGCTCGTCTTTTCATCACAAGCATCTTTCTAAGTGGTTACGCTCTTGATGCACATACACTTGATTGGTATGTTACAAGAGTGCAAAACAACCCTGTTCTATTTCCTTACATTGGAGAAGTTGAGAGGAACTCGTTCAACTTTGATTACAGGGATTGTTTAAACTCTCCATGTAACTACTTCAACCCAACTTCTCCAAATATTGGTAGCATCGGAGACACTGCTGCGTCTCTTAACTACAATACAATTCCTACTCTTACAGGTTTTGACGGAATTCGTGGCGCATTCTCAATGGCTATGGCATCGTTGAATAAAATTCCGGTCAGCATTCAAGAATGTGTAGGCGAAGTTACACAGCTCACTACAGACATCTTCAAGAACACGATGGACATCTTCAATGAAGATGAAGAGACAAAGAAGAAGCAACAGGATGCTATCGAGTCTGGCAATTCATATCGTAGTACAAGTATCGGTGATGTATACACAAGTGACTATAGGAACTACCTCGATGTTTCAACCGCTGCTTCTGATTTGTTAGGAAGCATTGCATCAACAATGGGCAACTGTTTCAAACTGTTCCAATATCAACATAGATACAATCCATTCGATTACAGAATGAACCAACAAGTCGCGAACAAGTCCGGTATACAACATAAAATTGGTGATGTCTGGACTGCAATGGGATACAACGGTACAAACCTTTATCACGAAGGTAACTACGCAACAGCAACAACATCATACACAACTTCACCAACACCTAACAGAGGATCAGATGTGCAACTTCGGGGAACACTTCAAGGAACAACTATTAAGATGTATGCAACAATTTTTGGTGGATATTATGATGAAGCAAACAAAACACTTTATCGAGATGCTTCTGATAAAGGACCATGGGTCAAAGAAACACAAAATGGTATAGGTCATAGAAGTAATAAGTACACATACACACCTAGTATAGAAAGAGCATTCATTAATAAATGGAATGAAGGTTATAGATATCCAAACAACTCTTCAACACCACAAACAGGTGTATTTAATCGAGGGTTTGCTATAAGCAAAGAAGCAGTACACAATTATTTTGATCTTGTAAATGAGAATGTAAGTAAAAGTGATATCAATACCTCAATTGCTAATAGCACTCTCCAAGCTCGCATCAAGTTTAATGGTAAAACATTTCTTTTACCTATTATTGATACAAAGGGAGAAGCTTCTAGAATGCACTTAGGTACTTCTTATAGAATTATTGATATTACAGCAGATACTTTAAGTGATCTGTACAATGTTGATTTATCAATTGTAAGTGAAAGACCTGGAAGTATAGACCCAAATATTATTGAAACATTTAAAAATTATACTGACTATGAAAACGTCAGCTCACCAATTGCTGAAGTACAATTCATCATTCCTGGTGTATTTGAGCCTACATTAGGCAGCGAATCTAGTTCAATTGTATCTACCCCGAGTCGTCTACCTGAACGACCTGGTGATATTACTGCTACTCCACTCCTTCCACCTAAAGGAGCACTTTAAATGTCTATAAGTCGTTCACGACCGCCGAGCTTTTTTGAAAGCCTTTCTACAATTGTTGCGAATACTTCTCGTCTATCATTATCAACCTCATATTGACTACCTAATCCAGGAAGTCCCCACCTATCGATAGACTCACCCGCCTTTGTGTCGAATAGGGGTCTTGCATTAGGTAGTTTATCGTCAAATTCATAAGCATCGTAACGAACATACACCCACATTGGTCCCATTTTGTGGTTATCATTATCTTGATACTCTTCTAATTCAAGCCCAATATGGTGCGGATCATAGTCCCATGTAAGAATATGACTATCACCTTCACCATGATAGTAATTTGCATGCTGTTTACATGCTTCTAAAACAAGTTTACGACTCACATCTGTTCTTCCAAGATAATATGGGAACCAATCGCTAATCCCCATAGTATTTGTAAATCTAACTATTTTTCTTACTTTCCACATCTTCGATTTTCTCCGGTTCTACAATCTCAACGTCAATTGGTGGTTTGTTCGTATTATTCTCTTCGTTCTTCTCTTTAACGGAACCGAACAAGTTCCTCATCACTTCCTCACGAGATAAAAGCAATTTAGTCTGGTTGTTCTGGGTATTCATCCCCTGTCTTGCATCGATCTGTTTCTGACTGATCTCCTTGGCAGTTTCGTTCCTTTCTTCAGCAATGTGAACTTTGTTCAATGCATCAACAGCAGAAGAAGTAGCTCTAAGAATGTCAGCAAGAGCTTTCATCTCTTCAGCATCATCACTTGCAGTTGCTCTGTCTTTTACCTCATCAACAATATCAAGAGCTTTCTCTACAAGACGAGCTGACTTCTTGATAACGAAATCTTTGAGGTTTTCCTTTGTAACCTCAGGATCATCATCTTTTGGTTTTGTCAAATCCGTACATTCTTTCTTGCTATTCTTCAATTGCTCAAGAATATCATCAACTACAGCATCTGTTTGTGTATCACTCATATGTCTAATAACCTCTCTCTTCCTCTGACCTTTTGTGTATGCAATTTAGTTGCAGCCTCAACAGCAACGCTCATAATCTTCTTTATCAAAAAATCTAATTGAGCATCATCAAGTCTATGTCCAAAATCAGACTCTAATTGTTCCCACAACCCCTGTTCTGCATACGTCTTTCCACCTATCTCGATAAGTATGTGATCCCCCTCTTCATATTTCCACCCAGGTCGTACAAAAACTCTATAGGTATTATTCATCATGCCTACAATCCGAGCGTTTACTTTTACAACATACCCATCTTTAGGTTCATTATGTAAAATGTTGGGTTGACCTCCTGGTGCGCCGCCCATACCGACCATAGTTCCGTCAACAGTGAACTTTTCTACATCTACGGCACGCGCATCTATCTTGTAAGTCTTATACGGCACAATGGTATTTAGTGTAATCGTTGAATCTCGGAATTCGCTTTATAAAATTCGCTTATATGGAAGATTGCCAGATTAAGCTCGTCAAAACCCATCCCGATGCGGTTCTCCCACACAAAGCTCATGATAACGACAATTGCTTTGATGTCTATGCAGTTGAAGATACACTGATTCCTAAATGCAGATGTTCGATTGGTGATTGCTGTGTTGGTATGGCTGTAGTTCCTGTTGGTCTGAAAGTTGCATACATTTCACCTGGATTTGGGTTTGTATTCCGTGGAAGATCAGGACTAGGATTCAAACACAGCTTGATGCCACATATGGGTGAGATTGATGAAGGTTATCGTGGTGATCTAGGTGTAAAGATGTATAACCTTACTGGTAAGAATTACAATGTGAAAAAAGGTGACAGAATCGCACAAATCAAAGTCGAAAAGGTGTGGCCGTCACGGGTTGAATTCACAGAGGAACAAGTTGACTCTACTAGGGGCGAAGGAGGCTTTGGTTCAACTGGAAAATAATATGAGTAGCTTCGAGCAATTATGGGTCGAAAAATAAATATTTAGATGAAAGGTTTCGTCTATATTGTCGAGAATGCCGTCACGAAGCGAAAGTATATAGGTAAGAAATACTATTACGACA